AGGTATTACTCGTACAGAAACTGACTTTGGTTATAATCTATCACTAGGAATTTATACTGATGATATATTAGATAATACTATAAACTCAGCTGATAGTGAAGAGGGAGAAGAAAGAACATGGCTGACGTGGTCTTCTACTGACAAAGCAGCAGGGACATCAGATGACAATACTACAACAAATGTTAACGATGCATTTGCAAAATATCCAATACCTATTAAGGGAGATGCTAGCCCAATAGACTCACACGTAACAGAACTAAATTACTTTTTACACACTGGGGGAAAAGAGAAAGACGAGGCTGAGAGAGCAAAAACTCATCTTACTGCCAACAAAAATGATGGAAAATATATGATGGAGGTAGATGGTGAGGAAACAAATATTTATGATTATTATATAAACTTACCTTCGGGCGACGCTAAACTAATTTTTATGGATGACATATTAACTAGGTCAAGAAAACTTCAACAAGCGTATGAGAGTGGAGGAGGCACTGAGGTTAAATCTCCGGCTTATTTTGTAGATGCAGCACTGTTAGATTATATAGAAAATAACCATGTAGGAGTAAGAGCTGAAAACGTTGTTTTAGATATAGACTTACAGGAAATGATAAGTGTAACTTTTAATGGTGAACCTTTGGAAATAAAAATAGGAGAAATAGTTGGTAGGGTTGCGGACAAAAAACATCCAAAATATTTTCATAATTCAGAAGATGCAAGAGCATATATAGACGCATTTGAAGGTTTAAATCCAAGACATCAAGAATTTTTAGAAAAGTCTTTTACTGATGTTCATGCTCCTAATGAACCAATTACTAGAGATATATTTGGAAAAATAGGAGACATTATTTCAGAAACTGTTGGTTATAAAAGTTCATTTCAAAAAAATGCAGATATGAAATTACTTGTTGAATATATGGAAGGAGAATTTATTAATCCAGTAAGATTAAAAGCTGTTTTAGAAAGACATAACTTAGATGAAGATAAAAACACAGTAAAACAATTTTTAACAGCAGAAGGGGTTGAATTTGACTCTGGAAGCGGTTTTCCATTATTTTAATTAATAATAAGATATATGATAAAAAGAGATAAAGAATTTTACGATAATATTTATAATGATTTATTTAAAGCTAGTTTAAATTCTACAGAAAATAATTCTTCTCCTTTAAAAGAAGAAAAAGTTTTATTAGATATACAGGATTCTTTTAGTCTTAAAGATAAAGAAGAAAATAATACTGTTAGACCTAAATTTAAAGAAGATGATTTTTATGAAAATATTTATAATGATTTAGTAAATACAGACACTTCAAAGATAGATTATAATAAATTAAGTTCTGATATTTCTATTGGTAGAAAATTAGCTTATGGAGCTAGACAAGAACCTACAATTTTAGGAAGCACTTGGAGGCTAGCTAAAGCAGGAGTAAATTCTTTATTCAGCGGTAAAAGTTTTGACGAAGAAGCTAAAAGAATTGAAGCTGAAAGACAAGAAGAAATATTTAAAGATTACCCAGAATTTAGAGGTAAAGAAGAAGACTTAACAGTTCTTAGCGGTAGAATGAGCTTAGCTTTAGCTGACCCCGTTACATTTTTAGTTCCTTGGACAAAAATAGCCAAGGCTGGAAAAATAGCTACCATGGCTACAGGAGCTACAATTTCAGCTGCTGATATAGCACTTAGAGAAAAAGCTTTATATGGTGAAATTAATTTAGGAACTGTTGCTTTAGGAGCTGGTCTAGGAGCGGGAAGTTCAGGTATTGGTTTATTAATATCAAATAAAATAAAATCTAGTAGATATCCTCAAGAAGTAATAGCTTTAGATAAATCTAATAAACCCGTAATAAAAAAATTAGTTAATACTGACCCTGTTTTTGTTGGTCCCCTTCAAGACGATGTGCAAAGGGCTTTAAATGAAGTCAGTGAAGCTACTATTCCTGTTACTCAACCTTTTATTACAAGATTTCAAGATAATGTTGCTAGTTTAGGTGAAAGATATACCAAAAGAGATTTATTAACTAAAGAGCTTAAAAAGTTAAAAGAATTAAAACAATTTGATTCAGGAAGTCTTCCGGGCATTCCTTCAAAAGGAAGCACAACATCTCAAATTAATAAAATTTCAAAAGAAATAGATAAAAACGAAGAAGCTATTAGAAAAATTTTATTTATAGAACAACCTGAAAATATAGCTATGACAGGAATTGTTTCTTTTATGGAAGCTTATAAAAGAGGTATATTAAAAGGTAAGGTAGGAGAAAATTTAAGTAGAGCTTTTATACAAGAATTAGTTAGACCTTTAGCCGGAGCAACAGGAATGGGAGCAGGAGCATTATTAATTACTAGAGGAGAAATTTCGGATGAGGGATTAGGTTATGCAGTATTATCAGGTTTAGTTTTAGGTAGGTTTAATAAACATTTAGATTTATTAGATGTGACTCCTAAATTAAAAAAGGTTCTGAAGACGTCTATTGACAAAGAATTTACTTATGGTAATAGAACTTTTATAAGAAGATTATTAGCTGGTGGTGAGGCTGGAAGAGGAACTGTACAAAATGAAGTAATGAGAAAATTTTCTTCAGATTTATATAGTTCTAGGGGTAGAGCAGGTGATTTAGGTACAAAACTTAAGGAAGGCGTTGAAGAATTAAGAGACAGAAATATTGCTTTTTATCTTAAGCAATTAGATGATATATTAATAGGTAATACTGATGATAATATTTTAGCTGCAGGAAGAATCATGCAAGAGCAGGGTATGCTTCCAACTAGTAGATATTCTTTCTTACAAGCAGGAGACCTTGATAATGTTGTAGCAAATGATATTGCTAGAAAGTTAATAAATCTAAGAAAAATTTCTTTTGGTGATTATGTAAAAAAAGGTGGTCTTAATTTTGAAGAAATAGACAACTATGGTCTTACTCAAATATTAGATAGGCAAATTACAAAAAATTTAGGAGATAAAAAATCTTTTGATATATTATACAAAGCTTATAAGATACAAAATCATAATGAACAAGTTACATATCTTAAAAATTTAGGTATAAAAGATAAAGATATTTCTACACAATTAAAAAATTTAGAAAAAATAGATGGTAAGCCTATTAGAACTGACGCACAAATAAAAGAACAAGCTAGAAATCATTTATCCATGGGAGACCCTGTTAGAAGAAAAGAAGTAATAACTGAATTAAAAGCAGAAGATGATATTGTAAAATTAATTAATAATGAAGGCAGACCAGTAACCCAAAATGAAACACTAGTACACTCAGCCGGTTATATTAATAAAGAAAGAAGTTTATATGACCCAGAAGCTAGAGCATTTGCCAAAGAATTATTTATACAAGACCCAGCTTTTACTTTATCTAAGTTATTTAGAGATACTGTTCCTATTGTTGAGTTTTCTAGACGTTATGGAAGTAAAGGACAAGGACTTAATGATGTTATAACAGATTTAAAAAATTTTTACAATAAGGTAGATAAAGACGCTAATTTAGAAAATAATTCTTCTTTAAGAAAGTTATTAAACGATGATTTAGCAGAAATGAAAAAAAGTGTAAATGTTTATTTTGGAGTATTTGAACAAAGTGCCGCAGGCGATTTGTGGGGTTCCGAACTGTCAAAAAGTATTGCCTTAACTTTACAAACTATACTGGCAACTACAAAACTTGGTAAAGTAGCCATACCTTCTATAGGTGATTTAATACAAACTATGCAGAATAGTGGGTATAAAACTTCTTATAACTCTCTTATAAAACAAATGAGACAACAAGGTACTAGAGCTGAAAAACCTTCAGCTATGTTGGCACAACGAAGTTTTGATGTAGAAGAAAGAATACTAGGCAGAAAATTTAGCAACAGAAGATATAATGGCACCTTAGAAAGAGAGCTAAATGATTTTGCTCAGCAAGCTACTACGCCTTATCAACGAGGACTATTAGAGTGGCAACAAAGGTTTTTTGAATTTGTTCAATTAGGAAGAGTTACAAGATTTGCTAGAGAGTTTGCTTATGATTCAGGTGCTTTTAGAGCTTTTGATTTATCTAGAAAAACAAAATTTAGTCCTGCTCGTCTTAGGGAATTAAATAGTTTAGGTTTAGATGTTAATAATGCTAAATACTTAAATCAATTTAAAAATATTGACGATGCTTATGCAGATAAAATGGGTAAACATCTAATAGATACAGCCGGTTTTAAAGCTGCTAATAGAGATGCTTTAATACCTCAAATAGGTAATAGAAGATTATTTGCTCAATCTAAAAATCCTTGGATGAAATTTGCAGGAAGTTTTTTATCTTGGGCTATGGCTAAATCAACTCAAACTAATTCGTTACTTAGAAGACTAGAAGATGGAGATGCAAAACTAGCTGTATTAATGTTAAGCACGCTACCTTTTTATGCAACTATAAGACAATTACAAATTGAATTAAATCCTAATAAAGATGTTAGAGAAGAATATGGAGATGTTTCTTCAATGAACGAAAGACAGTTAAAAGAATTTTTAGGTGATGTTCTTATTTTTAGTGGTCAAGCTGTGCCATATTGGGCTGATAAAGCAATTAATATGTCAAAATATAATACTGGACTAATAGATACTATATATCCGGTAGCTGGAATAATTGAAGATTTAGCAGATGTGCCAGAACAAATACTTGAAGGAGACCTTACTTCTGCAGCAGTAACTTTAGGTGAAGCTACAGTTCCTTTTGCTAAAGAATTTACAAGAAGAGGAGATGACGATGCTTTACTAGGTATTGAAGCTTTAGGTTTAAAAGAAGAAATTAAAGACTTAAAAGGCGAGACTATAGTGCCAAAAGCTAGGTATACTACAGGTGGCTTAGTATCAGGACCAAAAGTACCTTTTACAAAAGAGAACCCAGCAGACCGTATCAATCCTATTACTGACGAGCCTTATCAAGAACAGATGGACAGACTAGGCTTTGCTGAAGGTGAAGATGTTTCTGTTAAAAAAGGACCTCCTTTACATAGAAAAATTTATGGACTACCAGATAAAATGAAAGCATATATGGACCATTATGGTCTTTCAAGACAAGAAGTTTTAGCAAGACATAATGAATGGAATAGAGGTCTTTTGAAAAATATTTTTTCAAAATTAGGCTTTAATGTTAATAATGATTATGAGTTAAATAGACTTTATGATTACGCAACAGGAGAAGAGTATAGTGAAAAAGAAATAAAAAAATATTTAGATAAATATAATCTTGAAGAATCTTCAAATAAACAAATAATAGATTTTATAAATACTGTTAGACCAGATGAATCAGATAAAGGATTTTATGAAAGTCGTGCTTTAGGAGAGGTCTTTCCTTATTTAAAAAGTAGGCTAGGCTTTGATGAAAGTAAAAAAGATTAAGTGGAAGCTTTTATTCTTATGCTAGATTTAATTAAAGCTAATATTAGAAAAGAAGAAGGTTTAAAATTACAAGCTTATAAACCTATAAAATCTGAAAAATATTATACTATTGGATATGGAAGATACGGTCCTAGTATTAAAGAAGAAGATGTTATTACATTGGAACAAGCTGAACAATTTTTAACTGAAGACGTAAATAGTAGATTAAAAGAGATTAATAATTTATTACCTGATTTTAACTCTTACCCTTTAGAAGTTCAAGTTGCTTTATTTAGTGAATATTACAGAGGCTCAATAGGACAAAGCCCTAAAACAATAAAACTTCTAAATGAAAAAAAATATAGAGAAGCAGCTATAGAGTTTTTAAATAACAAAGAATATAAAAATGCTGTTGAATTAGGTAAGCCCGGAATAAGAAAACGCATGGAAGAAGTAAGTAAAGCTATAAAAATATTAGAGGATATTAACAATGCTCCTCTACACTGAAAAACAACTAGAAGAAGCTTGGGAGGAAAACTGCAAGGTTAGAACACATCTTGGTTTACCTTGGTTTACTATGGAAGACTATAGACCTTTGTATGAGATAGAGATGGAAAAGTTTATGTTAGGAGAATTTGAATAATGGGATTTCCGTTTGAAATAATTACTATGTTAGCCTCGACAATTCTTGGTGGAGTAATGAGTATCTGGGCTGAAAGTCGTAAGGCTAAAGCAGAAAATGAAAAGCTTCTTATAACTCGTGGTGAGTTTGATATGAAAGCTAGAAAGCAATCTATTGAAGCCGGACAAAAAGATAAAGGCTTTGCTTGGACTAGAAGAATTATAGCTTTAAGTTCTGTGTTTGCTATTGTTGTATTTCCTAAACTAGTTGCTGTGTACTATCCAGATGTATTAGTAACAGTAGGGTATACACAGTGGAATCCGGGCTTTTTGTTTTTTACAGAAGGCAGAGAAATATTTGAATGGATAACTTTCGAGGGCTTGGTAATAACTCAGTTAGATACTAACCTAGTATCAGCTATAATTGGCATGTACTTTGGTGGTAGTTTAGCAAAAGGAAAATAATATGAATACAACTCAGTGGATGAAGTTATTAGAAACTGTTGGTATTCCAGCAGCCTTTGCTGTTGCCGCAGGGTTTTTAGTGTGGAAACTATTTAACCACCTAATCGCCGACGTTCATAAGAAATTAGATGCACAACACGGCATGATAGTAGCTTTAATAGATAGAGTAAGACAAATAGATAATGACATAATAAGAATAGATACAATGTGTAGAACCGCTATGGGCGTTCCCGTAGATGTAGATAAATTAGCAAGAGCAGATGGAAAAAAAGACCAACGAAAAGATTGAGGAAATAATAGAAATGAAAATACTAAGTACAATATTTATAATCTTGGTACTAGGTGTTAGTGGCTTTGCTGATGCCGATGAAATGGTACACAAATTTAAAAACCCTAGTTTTAGTGGTATAGGAACTTCAGCACATTATCTTACGATTGAGAATCAAGAACACATGCGTAAGATGACAATTAAAGAAGAAGTAAAAGCTTTACAAGA